CAATATGTTATTCGTGATTTAAATCCAAACTTTATGGATCTAGTTACTACTACAATTCAACCTAGCAATTTAAACACAAACAACAGAGGCACTAACTATGCTGGACCTAATGCCAGCGGAGCAGCGAGAGGCATGACTGGAAGTTATCCTCAAGGCGGAACAGTAGGAACTAGATTTGATCTACAACAAAATGAACTAGCAATTGATGCAAAACATGTAATTCATCTAAGTCTAAGCGAAGGTCTTGACAACAACTATCCTTTTGGTAACAGCTTATTAGAAAACATTTTTAAAGTGTTTAAACAAAAAGAATTGCTTGAAGATGCTATCTTAATCTATCGTATACAACGTGCTCCAGAAAGACGTATTTTCTATATTGACGTAGGTAACATGCCAAGTCACTTGGCTATGGGATTTGTTGAACGTGTTAAAAATGAAATACATCAACGACGTATTCCTAGTTCAACTGGCGGAGGCCAAAATGTTATCGACTCAGCTTACAATCCTTTAAGCATTAACGAAGATTATTTCTTCCCAACAACTGCTGAAGGTCGTGGTTCTAAAGTAGAAACTTTACCGGGCGGTACTAACTTGGGTGAAATTGATGATTTAAAATATTTTACCAACAAGTTGTTCCGCGGTTTAAGAATCCCAAGTAGCTATCTGCCAACTGGTGCAGATGATGGTCAAGCTTCATATAATGACGGTCGCGTCGGCACAGCATATATTCAAGAACTGCGTTTTAACAATTACTGTATGCGTTTACAAAGTTTAATGCAAGACGAATTTGATCAAGAATTTAAATTATATCTACACGATAGAGGTGTAAACATTGATTCAAGTCTTTTTGATTTACAGTTTCAACCTCCTCAAAACTTTGCTTCATATCGTCAAGCAGAGCTTGATAACCAACGTATCAACACATACGGTACTATCAGTCAGCAAACTTATATCTCAAAGCGTTTTGCATTGAAGCGTTACTTAGGACTAAGCGAAGAAGAAGTTGCAGAAAACGAACGCCTATGGGCAGAAGAGAACGGCAAAGGACATCCTGCTGTTACTGATGCCAGCGGAGAACTTCGTGGAGTTGGTGTAAGTCAAAGTGGATTAGAAGCTGATACCGAAGCTATGACAGACACAGAAGCTCCTCCAGGAATGGAAGTACCAGGAGCTGAAGGAGCCGCAGGATCACCAGTACCTCCTGCAGGAGCCGCAGCTCAACCTGCAGGTACACCGCCAGCAGCATAAATAAAGTTATGATACTTAGAGAGCTTTTTTATATTGATCAAGATACCAAAATGGTATCTAACGACTTGCGTTATGACGGCAGTAATGATCGACTTATGCCTTTAAAAAGAAAAGACACTAGAAAAACTCGGTTAACTTTAAAACAAATTAACGAACTTAGAAAAGCCTCTGAGCAACACATTCTTGAACAAGAAAAAGAATTGGAATTTATAGAACAGATGTACAAAGCACCTGAAGCACCTCCTGCTTAAATAAAATCCTTAAAAAAACACCATTTTTAATACCATTTTTACATATATATGTAAATATACTAGACAGCCTTGCACATATAAAGGAGAAACATATGACTGATCGAAGCAAGTTCGAGCAGATGCTCGAATATCTAATTTCCGAAGAACAGGAAAAAGCAAAAGAAATTTTTCACCAACTAGTGGTTGAAAAATCTCGCGAAATTTATGAAACAATCTTAGCTGAAGATTTTAACGAAGCTGAAGACGAAGAAGTCGAAGAAGGAATGGAAGTTACCTTCCGTGAAACTGACGACGAAATGGACATGGGCGAAGCCGATGACGAAATGGACATGATGGGCGGAGAAGACGATGGCGACATCGACTTGACGACCTACGTGCAGAATTTGAACAAATGATGGGCGACGAAGAAGGCGGCGAAGAAGCTGACGACGAAATGGGCGCAGACGACGAAATGGGTGCCGATGACGAAGAAGGTGAAGAAGACGAAGAAGAAATCAAAGACAGCTTTGATGTAAGTGACAACTTCATGCGCGAGTACATTGAAAAAGTAACTGGCGGTCACGGCGCAGAAAAGAAAAGCAGCGGCGACAACGGCGACAATGTCCGTAGTCCAGTAGCTGGTAAGAACGATATGGGCGGTACAACTGCCAACATCGCAAAAGGTGGTGAAGCTGGCGGTAAAGGCGTACAAAGCGGTTTACTAAAGCCAAACACTACAGAAGAAAATTTCGGCAACATTAACGTTCCAGGCGGCAATGCTGGTAAGACAGCATTCAAGAAGAAAGAGCCAGGACACGGTGCTGAAAGAAAAGGCAGTGGAGATATGGGCGACAAGAGTGCACAGAGTCCACTAAATGGCGCTCCTAAAAGAGCAAAGTAAGCAGGTATATAGATGAGCAATTATCTTCGTGAAAACCTGAGTTTTGATCAAGCAAGAATGGTCGTTGAGTCCGACGGCCAAGACGGCAAAAACCTTTACATGAAAGGTATTTGCATTCAAGGTGGCGTTAGGAATCAAAATCAGCGTGTTTATCCTGTTAATGAAATCGGCAGGGCTGTCAAGACCCTGAACGACCAAGTGACTGGTGGATACTCAGTTTTAGGCGAAGTTGATCATCCAGATGACCTAAGAATCAACCTTGATCGTGTGAGCCATATGATCACAGAAATGTGGATGGATGGCCCTAACGGTTATGGAAAATTAAAAATCCTTCCTACTCCAATGGGACAACTTGTTAAAGCAATGTTAGAAAGCGGAGTAAAGTTAGGAGTTAGTTCACGCGGATCCGGAAACGTCAAAGAAGACGGTTCCGGTGAAGTAAGTGATTTTGAGATTATTACAGTTGATGTAGTAGCTCAACCAAGTGCTCCAGGGGCATATCCTACACCGATCTATGAACACCTTATGAATAATAAGGGAGGTTATAGTAGCCTTCGTATAGCGAAGGAAGTGCAGGGAGATCCTAAGGCGCAAAAATACCTAAAAGAAAGCCTATTGAAAATAATAGGCGGACTCCAATAAAGAGGAGAAACACATGTTGGAAGCATTAAAATCTCTGTTTGAAAACAATGTAGTTTCTGAAGATGTTAGAGCAGAAATTGAGAACGCTTGGGAAAAACGAATCGTAGAGAATCGTGAACAAGTAACTCAACAACTAAGAGAAGAATTCGCACAACGCTACGAACATGACAAGTCGCTCATGGTCGAAGCTGTTGATCGTATGTTGGGTGACCAACTACGCGAAGAAATCGCTCAATTCGTAGAAGATCGTAAACAACTAGCCGAAGCTAAAGCTAAGGTTATGGTTAAAGCTAAAAAAGATGCACAGACAATGAAGGAATTCATTGTACGTCAACTAGCTACTGAAGTTAAAGATCTACACGAAGACCAAAAACAAATGGCAGAAAAGTTCATCACACTTGAACAATTTGTCGTTGAAGCACTAGCACAAGAAATTGCAGAGTTCCACACAGATAAACAAGAAATTGCAGAAACAAAAGTACGTTTAGTTCGTGAAGGACGTGAAGCCTTTGGTAAAGTCAAAGAACAATTCATTAAACGTGCAGCAGGTTTAGTAGAATCAGCAGTAGAACAAACTCTTACCAAAGAGATTGGTCAACTAAAAGAAGATATTGAAGCAGCTCGTCGCAACGACTTCGGTCGCAAGTTATTCGAAGCTTTTGCTAACGAATACCAAACTAGCTATCTAAGTGAAAGATCAGAAACAAGTAAATTGCTCAAAGTCATAGACTTGAAAGAGTTAGAAGTAGCCCAAGCTAAACATGCTGTAGTAGAGGCAAAACAACTCGCAGAAAGCAAAGAACAACAAATTAAGGCACTCGTGGAGAGTAGAGAACGTCAAGAAGTTATGAGTGAGTTATTAGCTCCTCTAGCACGTGATCAGAAAGTGATCATGACAGAACTTCTAGAAAGCGTTCAAACTCCAAAGCTACGCAATAGTTTTGAAAAATACTTGCCAGCTGTAGTAGCAGGCAAATCCACACAAACTCGTAAGGCACTAGTAGAGGCAAAAGAAGTAACAGGAAATAAAATTCCTAACAGCATAAGTAGTAGCGAAAACGATTCTAACATCATCGATATTAGACGTCTAGCTGGATTATAATTCAAGGAGAAATAAATGTCAGAACTACTCACTGGCCGTTGGAACGAGACCAAGGAAGCCCTATTAGAAGGCCTACAAGGCACCCGTAAATCCACAATGGCTGTAACATTAGAAAATACACGCAAGTATCTTGCAGAAAGTGCTACAGCCGGCGCTACTTCTGCTGGTAACGTTGCAACTTTAAACCGCGTTATTCTACCGGTAATTCGTCGTGTAATGCCGACAGTTATCGCTAACGAACTAGTTGGTGTTCAACCGCTAACTGGTCCAGTAGGCCAAATTCACACTCTACGTGTCCGCTATAGCGATACAAGCTCTGGCGCTGGCGTTGTAGCTGGTGAAGAAGCATTCAGCCCATTCAAGATCGCTGAAGCTTATTCTGGTAACCAAAACAGTGGCAATCCTAAAGCAGCTAACACAGCCGCTCTAGAAGGCACTGCTGGTAACAGAATGAGCATTCAAATCTTGAAGCAAACTGTTGAAGCCAAGACCCGCAAGCTATCCGCTCGTTGGACATTCGAAGCTGCACAGGATGCACAAGCTCAGCAAGGTATTGATATCGAAGCTGAAATCATGGCTGCTCTAGCACAAGAAATTACTGCTGAAATCGACCAAGAGGTTCTAGGATCTCTAAGCGTATTAGCAGGCGCAGCAACACAGACTTATGACCAGTCTGCTGTTTCAGGTACTGCTACATTTGTTGGTGACGAACACGCTGCTTTAGCTGTTCAGATCAATCGTGTTGCTAACTTGATCGCTCAACGTACACGTCGTGGCGCAGGTAACTGGGCAGTTGTTTCCCCAACAGCTCTAACTATCCTACAAAGTGCTACAACAAGTGCGTTTGCTCGTACAACAGAAGGCACATTCGAAGCTCCAACAAACACTAAGTTCGTTGGTACATTGAACAATGCAATGAAGATCTATGTAAACACATATGCAACATCTGATGATGTTCTTATTGGTTACAAAGGCGGCAGCGAGTCTGACGCAGCAGCATTCTACTGCCCATACGTTCCATTGATGAGCAGCGGTGTTGTATTAGATCCATCTACATTTGAACCAGTCGTATCATTCATGACACGTTATGGTTATGTAGAATTGACAAACACAGCGTCCTCTCTAGGTAACGCTGCTGACTACTTAGGCAAAGTTGCTATTGCAACTGCTAAAGTTAAGTTTAGCTAATCAACATACCGAAAGGTTGTTAATTACTCAAAGGGCTCTTCGGAGCCCTTTTTCTTTATCTGATAAATACATTGTCTAAAATGAAATCGCGCAAAGCGATGTTATGCAGTAACCCACTGCGTAGACCTAGAACGTCACTTAAAGGAGAAACAAATGGGACGTCCATTACATAAAAAATATTTTGGTAACCGTAACACAGGTTCCACAAGCACAGAAGCTGATAATGGTATCGGCGGACAAGGCGTAGCAAGCGTAACAATTGGTGGAGTATGGGCAGGATTCACAGCTCTTACGACTACAGTTACATTTACTGCACCAGACTTGCCAGGCGGCGTATTAGCAACAGGTACAGCAGTTATTGACGGCGGTGGCGCAGTTACTGGTGTTCTTATGACAGAAAACGGTTCTGGTTATACATCAGCACCTACAGTGACTATTGCTGACAGCGACGGCGGCGCAGAAACAACAGGCACAGCAACAGCAGTATTAACTGTTGATACTGGTGGTGTACCAGGCAGCACAACTAATCAAGAAAATGCTATCACAATGACTGGTCGTATTGTTGCAGGTGCAACTGTAGCACTTGATGTTATTAAACAAACTGGCTCACGTCGTTATCTAGCAACTGATGGTACAAACATTGGAGTTGTTGAATTAGTAGGCGATGCAGTTGACGCAGCCGGCGAAGCAAACATTATTGCTACTGACAGTGCAAGCGGAACATATTATGTTACTAAAATAACTGCACATAGAGCATTAGTTGTTCCGGGTACTGGTACACAATTTCCGTTAGTTGGCGGAAATCCTCAATCTATACCATGGGTACTAGATACTGCTGTTCTAAATACATCTGTTAAGATTTCTAATGCTTAATAGTTAAGGAAATAGATAATGTCAAAAATAGTTAGAGTTCAGAACGGAGATTATAAGATTGTAGTAGGAGCACAAAATGCTCCGGGTACTATCTATCTTGATACTAATCCTAATTCTGATAGAAATTTTTCTCAAGGAGAAGTAATTGTTACTGGAGATTTAACAGTCTTAGGTAAAAGCACAATTATTCAATCTGAAACTTTAGCTATTACAGATAATATTATCTATCTTAATCAAGGAGAAACCGGAGACGGTGTAAGTACGCTTGGCACTACATCCGGTTTCCAAGTTGATAGAGGAAATTTAATTGACGTTTCTGTACTATGGGAAGAATCATCTGATTCTTTTAAATTTGTAGATGCTAACGATCAGTTTGTTCCAATATCAACAAATAAAATTGTAACTCGCGGCGGAGATTTAAATTTAATTGCTAGCGGAAACGGAATTATTACAGTTACCGGAACAGTTGATTACGAAACAAAAGTTATTGACTATGCTAAACTAGCAACAGATTTTACAATTTTATTTGTTGAAAGAATTTCAAGTGTTGCACAAGTATATGTTTCTGAAAATCATTTATTAGTAGCAGGAGATGTTGTTGATATAACTTGCGGTAGTAATACAACATTTAACGGAACATTTATTCAAGTATTAGATGTTCCAACTCCTACGTCATTTACCTATGCCAATATAGGATTGGATGTAGCAGTAGAACCTGCAAACGGAACTGTTCGTTTGAATCCTATTATTGATGATGATATTATTCCAAACATTCGAGCAGTTGCTGATTATACCAACTTCTTATTGCAAGCGGTTGCTATTAACAAAATTCAAGAAAACGATACCAAAGTACAAACTCGAGATTTAAGTACTTCTGGTGTAAGTGAGATAATTTTTGATGTAGACGGTTCTCAAAGAGCAGTTATCAACAACAGCGGTTTAAATGTAGATAATATTAATATAAGAAACAACGCAATTACAAACTTTTCAAACGACAATTTGTTAATCAACAGCGTTCTAAATATTGCAAATAGAACAGGAACACCAACTACTCCTATTGGTTATGTAAAAGTTTTTTCTAGAAACACTCCGGGCACTGGCGGTACTGGATTGTATTTTACAAATACTATTGGAACTACAGACGAGTTGATTAGTAAAACAAAAGCGTTACTTTACTCATTAATATTATAAGGATAAAAAATGGCAATTTTAAGTACAACATTAACTAATACACCGATAGCTATTAGTCCTAATTTAAGTACAGACGCGGCTGTAACTGTAATGCTTTTTTGTAATTTAAACAGTCCAGATCCGTTGGATCCTACAGCAGGAAAACAATTTATTGACATATATGCTGTTGCAAGTGGTAGCACTCCAACAAATTTAAATAAAATTGCAAATCAAATTCCTATAGATGCCGGAGACACTTTTACTTTTAGTACTGAACGATTAGTGTTAGGACCAAATGATATCATTCATGCTTCAGCATCTGCACTAAATTCAGTTAGTGTTACAATTAGCTATGTAGTGATCTAAAAATATGAAATACCTTCGCAGACAAAATTTAAACGTAAACAATGTTTTAGACAACACCGTTTTACAAGGTGCCGACGGAAACATTGAATTAAATCCAACCCAAAAAGTTACTATCAACGGTGACTTAAATTTTGGTCCTGGATTTGCTATACCTGGGACCGAAGTTACAAATGTAATGTATGTAACATTAGACGGTGACGATAATAACGATGGGTTCGGTGAAGGACCTAATCAAGCTAAAAGAACATTAAAATCAGCGTTAGAAGCTGCTGAACAAGACACTACTATTTTTGTTCGTAGCGGAGAATACTACGAAGATAATCCTTTAAGAGTTCCTCCAAAAGTTAGTATTATTGGAGACAATTTAAGAAATGTTATCATTCGTCCATTAAATGGTCCAAAATCTGCCAACGTAACATTTGTTGAAAAAACTGATGAAATTGTTACAATAACAACAGAATCGCCTCACGGACTAGTTGTAGGAGATCGATTAAGAGTTAGAGTGCAATTAGGATCAATTATAAATGCAACTAGTATAATTCCAGGAAACAGATATAGAGTTTTAACAGTAGGAGATACTGATTTTGTTGCAATAGGATCTAAAGCAAATCAAATTGGAGACATTTTTAAAGCAACTGATGTTGGTACTGGAACTGGAACAGTACAGTGGGTTGAAGTAGACGATGACGATGTAAACATATTAGAAGTTCCGTCAACAACAACAATAACATATCGACAAGTAGGAAGTGATGTTGTAGGTATATCAGCTGTAGGAAAGATAAAATGGGCTCCTGATTTATTTTTAGTAAACAGTAGAGTCTATCTAGCTAACATGGTTTTTAAAGGACTAGCAGCACCAGCTTACTGTTTAAACATTGACGATGACGCGATAGTTGACACAAGTCCTTATATTCAAAATTGTAGTAATATCAATGGGCCTTGGTTAAAGAACGGTGAAGAGTGGTTACCGTTTCAAACTACACAGCCGGATCTTAATGGAAATCCTATTAAAGGACCAAGGCCTTTAGTAGATAATGAAGTAGATCCTACGCAATTAGCAGTTTACGGTATCGATACTGAAGGTGCAGGCGGCGGCATGTTGATTGACGGCGATCGTTATAGTAGCGAAAGTCCGATCAAATCTATGGTTAGAGGCGGATATCTATCAATAAGTAACTCTGTTATTGACTTTGGTGACGAAGGATTTGTTGCAGACGGTTACTATCCTGACCCTTATGGTTCAGGATTAGTAACACAAGATTATTATGGAAGTGTAATTTCAACTACAGTAAGTTTTGCAGGCTCTGGCTATACTGGAATTCCTACGGTCTATATTGAGCCTCCTACTTCACCAGGTGGAATTCAAGCTGAAGCAACTGCAAGTATTGATCCTATACTAGGAATTGTTAATGCTATTAATATAGAAAATGAAGGAAGCGGATACGATTTTACTCCTGCGTTAACTATATCAGGAGGCGGCGCATCTCAAAATGCTACTGGTTTTGCAAATTTAAGAAAAAATGAATCTATTGTAGTTTCGCAATTATCTAATAAGCCACAAGTTGGTAGTGTAATGTTTTTAGAAAATGATCCTATTGCATACTATGTAACACAAGTTACTGAAGATAATTTTACTTTTAAATACGATCAACAAAAATGCCGAAGAGATGTTGGAATAATTTTAGATGCAGCGTTAGCTGACGCAGTGCTTAATTCTAATTACAGAAGTACAAGTGCCGGTCTATCTTACTTAAGAAGTTATTCTAGTAAAGTTACAAGTGCTCAAAAAGCACAAACTATAGCAGGTATAAACGAAGCTAAGGCACAAGCATTAGCCTTGATAACCGACCCTGCATCTCTTGTAAGTATAGCAGCCGGATTTAATATTGTAACTTCTATAATTGAATTTGGTTCCTCAGTAGCTCCAACAATTGTTAATTTAGATCCTGTAACAAACGAACCTGGATATACCGAAGCATCAAAAATTTTACTTGCAAACAAACAATTTATTGAAGATGAAATTATATCTTGGATTAACAGCAATACTAATTTTTCTTACAACGAAGCTAAATGTAAAAGAGACGTTGAATTAATTATCAAAGCAGTGTTAAGCGACATTGTATTTGGTTCAAATTATCAAACAATAACAGCAGGACTAGCTTATTTAAGAAGTTATTCTTCAGTAGTAATAGCAAGCCAGAAGGCACAGACTGTCGCAGGATTATTAAAAGCAAGAGATATTGCTATTAGTTTAATAACAGATGTATCTGTCATTAGTGATATTACTCAACGTTTTCAAATAATTGTTGATTTAATCAACAACGGCAATCCTGGATCTGCCCCTTCTACAATAATGCCTATACCTGCAGGTGCAGACTTAGGCTATGTTAATGCATCTCAACAATTAACTGTTAACAAATCATTTATTGTTGAAGAACTTATTAGTTATATCAATGATAATTTATCACCTTTGGCTATTCCTGGATATAATGAAACAACATGCAGAAGAGATGCTGGATATTTAATTGATGCTATTAAATTTGATTTACTCTACGGTGGAAACAGTGCAACTGTAACAGCCGCAAATTCGTATATAAACGGAGCAGCCAATGTAGTAGTAGGAAGTCAATTACCAGAACATGCTGATGTTTACGGACACCTAAAAGATTTTATTGATAACATTATTTTAGCTGATACAGCCGGTTGGACTAAATCTGTCAGTAATACTGCAACACAAAATACTAGTTCAGCTGGAGGGGGTTCAGGATTCTCAGCTTCTAAAGCTCAAGACCTTGTACAAATAATTATCGATGTTATTGATTCAAGTGTTGTCTTCAATGGATTACTTGTAGAACCAACTTATACATTGGGACAAAATTATACTTTTAAAAATGATGATAGGCTACTTATATTAGAAGATATAGAATTAATCAAATATAATACTATTCAATTTTTAAACTCTACCTATGGTAATTTTAGTTATGAAGAATCTACATGTAGAAGAGATATCAGATATATTGTAGACGCAATGTGCTATGATTTACTCTATGGCGGTAACAGTCAAACAGTAAATGCAGCATTATCGTATAAAGATGGTAGTGTAATTAGCGGAGAAATTGAAGAAACAAAAGCTGCATACGAATATTGGCAATCAATTATAGGAAAGATTTTAAAGAATCAAGTTGTTGATACAACTATAACTGGTCAAGTAACTAACTTACCAATAGGTTCCCCAATAGATCCAGAATTTCCAAGCAACTCTGCAGAAAATCTTTTACAAATAATTATAGATGTACTTGATAATGGTACAGGTTATATTCCTGTAAACCCAATTCAACCAACTTATACAAATGGTGTTGCTAGCTTGTTAGTAGAAAGAAATAACATTCTTGCTGAAACACTAGCTATTCAAGAAAGTGTTATTGATTTTCTAAATACAACATACGGTGGATCATCGAGGGTGTTTACATTTCCTCGAGTTCTGTCAGTAGAAAGCGGAGTAGAACCTAGATTTCATAATGTAAGTACAATTAGTACAGCAAGTACAGCTTTAGAATATGTAGGATCTGGTGTAACATATAACGCACTTCCATTCTTTGGCGGTGAACCAATACCTAAAAAAGAACGTGTTGAAAGAAATTACGGTAGATGCTTTACGGTTTCTAGCGATCAAATAGGTAACTATCGAGTCGGTGAATTCTTTAAGATTAATGCCCTAAGCGGAGAAATAGATTTATTTGCAGATCAACTAAACTTGTCTGGTATTTCAAGTCTTGGTCCATTTATTAGAGATGGTGTTCCTGTTGGTGTAGCAATAAGAGAAGTTAGCAACAATGCAAACTTAATTTCTTCTACTGGAAGTGCGGATCCTAATACAGTTCCTACACAACCAGCAGTTCAAACTTATGTTGAAAATAGATATCTAAACAAAGTTGCTACAGGAGCTCAAACAGTAGAAAGTGATGTTGCGTTTATTAGGGATGTTGAAATTCGCGGAGCTGATTTAAACACTGATCAACTAACATTTAATTTATTAAACACTACAGCAACAACTGTTAATGCGTTTGGCGATGCTACTACTATTGTAATTGGAGACTCTACTGGTACATTAACTATCAACAACAGCCAAGTTGTTTTAAACAGTACAACCTCTTTACAAATACCTGTAGGTGATAATAGTCAAAGACCAAGTCCTACCGCAGTAGGACAAATTAGATACAATAGCGAAACTTCTTCTTTTGAAGGATTTGGTCCAGGTGGATCATGGCGTAGTTTAGGCGGAGTTCGATCAGTTGATGGATTAACAGAAATTACTCCAGAATCTGCACCAGGTGCTAGCGATGACATTTTAAGATTTTATGTTGCTGATGTTGACAACGTTACAAGTAAATTAGTTGTAACATTAGACAACGAAAGTTTAATTATATTAAATGACACTCAATCAACAGACAAAGACACTGGTGCATTGATTGTTGAAGGAGGCGTTGGTATTGAGAAAAACTTAAATGTTGGTGCAAATTTAACAGTTGATGTAGACGCTACAGTTACTGGGGATCTAGCAGTCAATGGAGGTGATCTTACTACTACTGCTGCAACATTTAATTTAATTGATGCTAATGCAACTACTGTAAATTTTGGCGGTGATGCTACTGCTGTTAACATAGGCGCACCAACCGGGACTACCAGTGTTAAAAATAATCTTGAAATTCAAGGTACATCTTTAACTACTACGCAAACAACGTTTAATTTATTAGACACTACTACTACAACTGTAAATTTTGCAGGCGCAGGAACAGCAATTCATATTGGTTCTCCTGTCGGAACTACTACTATAAAAAATAATTTAGAAGTAGACATTAACACTACTTTAGGTTTAGACACTGACAGTTTAAATATTATTAACGGTAAACTTACTGTAAACTTAAAAGATAATGTAGCTGATATTTTTACAGTTAGGCAAGGTACTAACAACTATATTAAAATCAACACTGATGATAGTTTAGAAGTTATTACTTTTGGTGTATTGCCTAGATACGAATTTTTAAATACTACTGATACAACTAGCATAACAGTAGCAAGCACAACATTTGCTGGCGGTGTTGGTATTGCTAAAAAGTTATTTGTAGGAACTGATCTAAACGTTGCAAGTAATGCTACAATTGGCGATGCTGTAACTAATAGTCATTCGATAACAGGATCTGTATCAGTTACAGTTGCAGACGATACCTTAGCAGCATTTCAAATTAAAGAAAATTCTCTAGCATATTTTACAGTATCAACTACTAATAGCAGTGAAAATATTACATTTGAATCTACTCCTCAAATTAAGATTAATAATGTTACTGACAGCACTGACAAAGATACTGGAGCATTAGTTGTTGAAGGCGGAGTTGGAATTGAGAAAAACTTAAATGTTGGCGCAAATTTAACAGTTGATGTAGATGCTACAGTTACTGGAGATTTGGCAGTAAATGGCGGTGATTTAACTACTACTGCTACAACATTTAATTTAATTGATGCTAATGCAACTACTGTAAATTTTGCAGGAGCAGCAACTACAATTGACATAGGTGCTAGTACCGGCACATTAACTATTAATAATACACAAGTTATTTTTAATAGCACAGATAGTATTCAACTTCCTGTAGGTAATGTTGCACAAAGAGACTTAACACCAGTTCCTGGCCAAATTAGATACAATAGTGAACTTAGCAGTTTTGAAGGTTATGGTCCAGGAAATAACTGGGGAAGTTTGGGCGGAGTCAAAGATGTTGACGGAAATACATATATTATTCCTGAAACTGCACCTGCTGCTAACGAAAACATTTTATATTTTTATAATAACGCAACGCAAACGTTAACTCTTGCTGAAACTCTATTTGATCTTAAAGTAGGAGTTGATGCTGTTATTAATAGTACTACTGCATCTACTACTAAAACTACAGGAGCATTGGTTGTAGTTGGAGGAGTTGGAATAGGCGGAACAGTTAATGCCAATGAACTAACATTAACTACAGACTTAGAAGTTCAATATGGCGGCACCGGCCAAAGCACATTTACAGAAAACGGTGTTATCTATGGCAACAACGCCAGCGGTTTATTAGTAACCGCAGAAAGCAATCCTGGCTCAAATGCAACAACAAGCTACGGCATATTAACTACAGATATAAATAATGTACCAGTCTGGACAGATGTCATAGACGGTGGTAGTTATTAAGGGCGGCAAGGAAACTTGCCCTGACCCGCAGGGCGCCAAAAGGCTTGACCCAACCCTATATAGGACAGTAGAATGGCAAGTAAAATTAAACACAAACGTTCCAGTGTAGCTGGAAGAGTCCCAGTAGCCGCAGATCTAGAAGCCGGCGAACTAGCATTAAACACAAACGACGGTAAAGTTTATCTTAAAAAAGATAACGATGATATTTTAGATATTACTTCAACTATCTTTAAAAACGATTCTAACGCAACAATATCTGACACCGGCGGTAACGGTCAATTTAATGTAACTATAGACGGAGATTCTAAATTTACAATATCTGCTCAGCAGAATTTATTAGATCAAACAACAACAGTTGAAAATGCTAATGAAATAAGATTTAAAGAAGCCACAACTAACGGTCAAAACTATGTAGGTGTTAAAGCCCCTGAAAATTTACCAAACAGTTACACTTTAAATTTACCACAGATTAACGGAACTTTAGGTCAAACATTAAGCACTGATGGAGCTGGTAATTTATTATGGAGTGACCCTGATTTATTTGGAGGAAACAGAATTTATGTTTCTTCAGCAAAAGGAAATGATGCAAACGACGGTATAACTGCACCTGTACAAACTGTTAAACGTGCGTGTCAAATCGCATCAGGTTATGTTTATTCTCCAACAAATATTTTTAATGAAGAAATCTGCTCACGTGACGTAGGTTTAATTATTGATGCATTAGGTTACGATTTAATCTATGGATCAAATTGGCAAAGTGTCAAAGCAGGATTAATGTACTATAATTCTGTTGCATCTGAAGTGTTGACAAGTCAAAAAACTCTAACACTAAATGCTTTAAATTATTTAAAAACACAAGTTGTAGATACTCAAGTAGTAAGTTCTGCAGAAGCAACTTTAATTAACGATCGAACTTTAGAAATTATTGACATTTTTAATAATGGAACCGCAGCAGCTGATGCTATAACTATGCCAAGTCCTGCAGGTGCTGTAGCAGGATACACTAATGCTAAAAATCTTTTATTAGCAAACGTTGACTTTATTGCAGATGAAGTAATCAGTTGGGTTAATTTTCAAATTACAAACAATATTGCACCGTTTGTTGGATTTACTTATGACTCAGTTGCTTGCCGCAGAGACGCAAGATATATTGTTTTTAGCGTAGCATATGATTTAATATATGGCGGAAACAGCCAATCAGTTGACGCAGGTTTAAAATATTTTGACGGACTAGGTGACGCAGTTACTTCTTTCATTGTAGGTCAAGAAACACAAACTGTAGCAGCGCAACAAAGAGCAAAGTTTGTAGCACAACAAGTTGCACAAAGTTTAACAAGCTGGACAAAATATACAGCTCTAACTCAAATTACTGGTACTGCGGGAAGCACTGATGCTGCAACTCAAATTGGTGTTCTATATGATATAATTTCAAATATTGTAACAAACGGACCTGCTGGTGCTCCAGCAATACTATTACCAAGCGAATTAGTAGATCCGCAATTAGATGCTGCAAGAACTACGCTGTTAGCCAGCAAAGTAGAAATTCAGACTCGAGTAGTTGCGTTTGCAAGCGATTACAGACCTAACGGAGTCAAGTATGCTATTGTAGTTGCGGCAGGTGAATACTACGAAGATAATCCGATGATTATTCCTGACAACGTGTCTGTACTAGGTGACGGTTTACGTACCTGTATCATGCGACCATTAAACGCAAACAAAGATATGTTGCGTGTAAGAACTGGTTGCTACTTTAACGAATTTACTTTTAGAGACGGTGTAGTAAATGGAGTTCCTACATATACATTTGACTATTCTGTAGCATTTGACAATGCCGCAGATAAAACAACAAGTCGAATAGGTTATGTAAACTTACCAGTATCTAAGCCAGTTATTAACGTGTCACCGTTTATTCAGAACGTGTCTTTGATTTCATTCTTAGGCGGCAACGGTGTATTGGTAGATGGTAACTTAGTTCAAACTCCTAACCAGTCAACTGTGCCAATCGAATCTGAAAACCCAGTCGATGCAATTAACGGAATACCTGAACAAGGTAAGTCCATGGTGGCCAACGCCTTTACTATGATTTCATTCGGTGGAACAGGATGGCGTATTATTAACGATGCTTATTCGCAGATCGTTTCGTGCTTCCAGATTTTCATGTTGAACGGAACATATACACAAAGTGGCGGATACTGTTCTGTAACTAACTCAGCAACTAACTTTGGTTTGTATGCGCTTAGGTCATCTGGCTACAGTCCTAATGCCTTTGCCTTTGATAGAGGATATGTAGGAACTACTGGTGCGTTTGAATCAGCACAGACTATTACTGCATTTGGTTTTGAAAGGCCTGAAGGTCCTGTTGAAGAATTTATTATTAGAATTTATGATCCGGTTACAGGCGCAGACTTAACAGACAACTATAAAACAGCATTGCCAACATTCGTAGAAGCAACATTTAATGCAGCTACTGATGTAACAGTGGCGAATCCCGCAGTGTTTACTATTGTAGATCACGGATTTAATAACGCTGATCCTATAACATATGTA